TACGCACTTCCGGCATTCTACTGTATGCACTCCATTTTCGATGCTGACAGTCCGAACAAAGTCGTTTTCTCCTGGCACTTCTGGCATTTCAGATCCGCAGTCCAGACAGCGGATGACGGAAAAATTGCGTTTATCAAACATGGCTTTTTCTCCTTTAATACTTTTGTGTATGGGATGCCGGCATGTGTGAGTAGATAGCCTAACACCAGCAGTGTCGCAAGCAGAATTGTTATATAATCCTTTAATCTAAAGAATACTCTGCAACAGGAGGCGTAAAATCTTCAACCCAACGAGCAATCCCTTTAGATATTCTTAATTCGTCGAAATAGACGTCCAATTTTCTATCTATAGCCGCGCCAGTATACCGCGCGGCAAATGTTAATATAGAAGCAAAATCAGGCATTGCATTTGTTCCGATAACCACAGATTCCGTCAATGTTAATTTGCTTCCGTCTTTGAAAATATAAAAACTCGTTCCGTTTCTAACAAAAGCAAGGTGATACCAAGTATTTGTGCTTAATGCTGTTGTTACAGAATAACCAGCCAATACAGTCCCGTTCGATGTTACAGAAAACCCTAAAACTGGGCCTGGCCACGTATAATAGCATTGCAACCTGTTATTAACATCAACATATTGAGAAACAAAACACGCTATATCACTAGGAAGTGAATTAAACCGAACCCAAAAATCAATAGTAAAATCCCCCGTCCCAAAATTCCAGTCCGCGCTATCTTCTGCACTCAAACACGCGTCAGTTCCTTGATTGTAAAGACTTGCCGTGCCAAATTTTTTTTGTGCCGTTTTTAACGCGACAATCCCTCCACCCCCAACCATTGTTTTTGTTAAAGAATGATTATTAGTTGACGAATCAATAAAGGTTGTACTATCGTCACTACCGTCGCAATGTAACAAAAGTTTGGTATAATTGGTCGCTGCAGACAGCCCGCCGGGTCGCTTTATTGATTTCTGCATATAAGTAACTTTGCTTCTTATGGAGTTGGAAAACAAAACGCATCACCTCAATCCGCAAGAACATCAATACTGCAAGTAGCGCCTGTAGTATCAGAAATCAAATACAGATGCCCGGGGATATATTCTTCCCGCATTTCCTGCCCGATATATTGAAACCCGTTAGTTGCAGAAACCACGCCATTTACACGCTTCCACACATTGCCAGACGCTGTGAGAAATCTATAAATTACATCCTTGCCGCCGAAGTCCAGCGCAATCATGCCCTTGCTTATCTTCGTTGCCGCGATGGTCGTGATGGCCTGGTCGCCGGATGCCTCGCGGACGGTAATCGTTCCGACCGCAGGGGTCACATTCTGCCCGTCCACATCGCCAAGAAACACGCCATAGATATTTCCCCAGTCCGTCTTTGATGTAGATACAGCATTTGTTCCGTTCAATGTGATAGTCTCATGTGCAAACGCCCCAGTCCCGTGCGTGGTGCCGAAAATAGTGCACTTTCCGATATCAGACGCAGAATTGGATACCACTTCTACCCCGTCGTTGGCCGGTTGGTTGGTGAACCCGCTCCATGCCAGAAGATCAAAAGCCGGGATCACATAAGCAGACTGCCGGAATCGTCCTTTTGTTGGAAAAGGATTGGACGCAGACAAGGCCGCTCCACCGTATCCCAGATTGATAAACCGGTTGAATATCCCTTTAAGCAGTGAAACCACGCTGTAAGGTGTAGCATCACCAACGGTCGCCGCAGCATCGGCTTTTGCTCCCTGTGTGATATCTCCACCATCGAGAAGCTTCATAACACTGTAAAGCTTCCACTCATTCCCTCCGCCCGACTTCGGGCCCCATATATAGACATACCCGGTATCAGACTGGATATATTTATCGCCAACCAGAATCCCTGTTGTATAGGCCTCCATATCCTCGGCAAGGCCTGTATATTCGCGAAAGCTTCTTATTCGTTCCGCCACTCAGCATCCATCCTCTCTCATAAAAATAATTTAGGCCAGCCCGGGAGGGGAGGACCCGGACTGGCCATATCGAATTTACTACCACCAGGGAAGGGACTGGTGGGGACTCATAAGCAGTATTAAGTAGCAATATCCGGGGGACTGGGGGGTGTTGCGCTATTGTCCAGCTTCCCATTATCAAGTAAGTCCTTACTGCGGTAATACCATTTTTGGAGTTTGTTTCTAATGTCTTGCTTGCTGTACATCTTCGCGATCCACTTTCCAACAGTGCTTTTTGGTAGGATTTTCTCGTAGAAAAAATCCAGAACCCAGTCCATCTTCTTTTGACCGTCTTCCGTCTTCATCTGGTTTTCCACCTGCAGCATCAAAGCATAGGCCAGCTCCCGGAGTTTAGTCCACTGCTTTGTGATCATCAGGTAAATTGTCCACCCAAGTAGTATGATAACGGCCAAAACAAACAGCCAGTTTTCAATCAACATATCTGTCATTTTAATCCCTCCGTATGTATTTAAGGTGTTTGTCCCACAAGTATGAATTGTTCCGGTGTATCACGGCTGCCATCTCCCCCCAAGTCATGTGCAGTCCGCGATATACCGATATCTCCAGATCACTCGGCAGGACCTCCCTCTCCTGCAGGTGATGCATTGCATCAAGCTCATCTTGCACCTTGTTTTTTATCGGTTCCGGCTGTGGATCTGGTTTATTCCTGACTTCATTAAGCTCCGGAGCGCCTGTGTATGCGTTTGCCATGGCGTCATAATCCTCCTGGTACATTGGCTTATCATCGTACTGGCCATACCACTTGTGCGGCTCAAAGTAGCCATTCAGAATCCCCATCTTCCGCACTGTGGAGTTGTCTACCCACACACTGCCGAGTGATGTTAAGAAGTTGCGGTCTGCCATGATCATGGCATAGAGCTTATCCTCATATTTCTTTTCGCCCAGCGGATATAGGCTCGTTCCCCATGACTGGCAGGCAATATCAAATGCGATATCCAGACCGCGATCAGTATCCATCCGGTCACCGGTACTGTTGTTGTTGAAGTATGTCACGATTTCGACAGCGCGGTCGATGTAGAGCTGGATGTATGGCCGCTCTGCCTGCTGCCATTCTGCGGACATGGCAACGCGTACCCAGGCAGATGCCCACGGCTCGATTATTTTGTTGTCCGGCCTGATTTCGCCGGGATACAGATTGATGCGGTCAAATAGCCCCAGCGGATCCGTATAGATTTCGTTCAAGGTTTCTTCATAGAGTGGATACCCGTCCCGGTTCAGATCGCGCCGGGCCGCCTCCGGATATTGTTTCAAATAGTCCCACATTAAAGGAATAAGCATGCCGACAACACCGGCAAACTGAATCGTTCCAAGGCTCATTTTCTGGCCGTCGAAGTTACCCCCGACGGCCCGCTTGTTTGGATCTCCATTTTCAAATATCTTGTGCCGGTGGAGGATCCTGTATCTCACATCCGGTCGTAGCGTCATCAGTATCCACCTCCTTTGCTGTACGGATTATATGGCGTTTGTGATGGAGTATAGGTTTCAAGCTGGTTTTGTCCACCATACGTTTGCACTTTTTGCCGGTTGACGTATGCGGCCATTCCAAAGTATGAAGCGTTAACTGTTACATATGGAGCAGACACATAAATCAGCAACTCTGTCGGCATAGCGCGATACAACAACCAGGAAACCATGCAAAAGATCACAACACCAAAAAAGAATACAGTATTTATAACGACCAACATTTTTGATGTTTCGCGTTTCTTCTTGACTGCATTCACAGGCTCACCGCCTTAAAATCTGTGTGATCATATACCCAATGACGCCGCCCATGATGAGGTTGATCACCTGGCCGACAAGCAGCTCCCAGCGTTTGCCGGGTTTGTCTTTTAAGTCATCGATGTCTTTCGCCATCTTATCCAGCGCTTTCGCTATGCCTTCCAGCAATGGCTCGTGCCTTGCGCATCCAAGCTCCATCTTCGCGATCCTGTCGCTATGGTTGTTAAGCCTTGCTTCGTGATCGTTAAGTTTCTGGGCCATTACGTGCATTTCCGGTTCGATTGTGGCCATGTATGCAGCCCTCCTTGATGGTTTGATTTTACACCCCCGTAACCGCCCTGACCAGCTCTATCGCCTCATACGCTTCCGCTGTGGTTTTCGGCTTCTTCGCCTTCGCTTTCAGCGTTTCTTTCGCGGCCCTCCGGGCTTCGATGTTCGCTTCAATCGCTTTCAGATCCAGCTTCTTATGTACGGGCATAGCCAAACACCTCCGTATGCACTTGATCACAAATCGCCTCTATATCCTCGTTCATTACGAGATACTCATCCGACGGAACCCCGGCGTTCAGGATCTTGTGGGCTTCGTTCTCGCGCAGGATTTTGAGCTCCAGACTGGCGGGGTATGCGGCTTCAATGCGTCTTGCGCACTCCGTCTTGTACGTATCTTCCAGCCGCGCGGATTCTTCGGATTTTGCCCATGCCAGCCATGCCGCAAAGCGCGTTTCAATGTCCGCTTCCAGCCCGGCCCGGGACGGCACATCTACCGCGTATTCGTCATAGGTGTACTGCTTCTGCCCGTCTACAGTGACCTCCTGAATGTTCTCCACCAGCCGGACGGTGGTGATGCCCTCAGCGGGCTGGAACAGCCGAATCGGTTCCGGGGATGTATTTGAGTTTACTCTCACGTCTGATCGCCTCCTTAAGCTTTTTAAAACTGAAATAAGGTCTTATGTTTGTATCGATAAAGTTCCCGGCATTGCAGTGCCTCAGCCATCCCATATGGCTCATGATCGACATGGCATCACTCGGGGACATTCTTTCCTTCTTGCGGATCCTCCGCAGTTTCCGCGCGATCCGCAAAGAATTGCGCTTGCGCAGCAGGCAGTACCCCCGGAAGCTCCGGTATCCTACAAAATCGATCCCGCGATCATCCACGCGGAATACCTGCCAGTTGTCTTTGATCTTTAAGGCAAGGCGCGTCCGAAGGTAGACCTCCGCCATGCGTCTGGCTTGATGCAGGGCTTTCTTGTTTGGCCCGAAAAAGATGAAATCATCCATATACCTTACATAGTACTCTATCCCCAGCTCCTGCTTTACAAAGTGATCAAACTCCTGCAGGTAGAAGTTGGATAGCCACTGACTGGTATAGTTGCCGATGGGCAGGCCGTCCGGGTGACTGTCGATGATGCTGTCCAGAAGCCAAAGCGCATCGGGATCCTTGATCTTTTTGCGCAGCAGGGCTTTCAGGATATTGTGGTCGATTGACTGATAAAACTTCGATATGTCGCACTTTACCGCGTATTTCGTGTTCTTGCGGTCCTTGCTGATCCACTTCTTGACCGCCTTCAACCCGTGATGAATCCCCCGTCCGGGGATGCTTCCACAGTTGTGGTGATACATACCGCGCATGAACAGCGGCTGCAGTACCAGAACCAGACACCAGTGGATGATCTGATCCGGGAAAAAGGCTGGCTTGTGGATCGTGCGGAGCTTCATGCCGGTCTTGTCGAAGAATTTAAGCTCCTTGTACGGTGACGGGGTGTAGGCTTTCGTTGCCAGCAGTCTTTGGATCCTCTCCGCGCTGGCGTCAATGTTAAGGAGTGTGGCCCGGACCGTCTTTCTCCGGGTCTTGCCCTTTGAGGCTCTGGCGATTGCCAGCTTGATGGTGCTGATATCGCATATGCTGTTGTAGAGGTTTCCTACTCGTTTCATACGGTCTCCTTGTCTGTCTCAGGGCTTTTCGACGGGTGCTACTAGGCCCTGCCGTAGCGACGTTTTATTTTTCACCAAGCGGTGAGGAAGACGGTGTGCAAGTATTTCATTATCAGACAAATTGGCGAGCGCCGATATTCAGGTTCGAGTTCGAGGACGAGTTGTTCAGATTCCAGTTGAACAGGCCCGAGTTCGCCCCGTTGTTCCAGTTGCCACCGATCAGCGCACGCACACCGAATCCCTTGATTACTTAAAATCCAGCATATGCGGGGGCTGCCCGCCCCCGGTCCCCCGGGGTCACGGTATTGCAAGGAGGCGAGCGCCGAAATCCAGGGCCGAGGCCGAGGACGAGTAGTTCAGCCTCCAGCTGAACAGGCCCGAGAGCGCCCCGCCGATCCAGCTGCCACCGACCAGCGCAACCAGATTGCCGGTATTTTGGTAGTAGTAATCCGGCACGTAGGTATTCGACCCGCCTCCGGATGCCGCCTTCGGAAGCCAGCCCCACGGGTTTGCAGCATTGTAGTTCAGCGCGGTCACATAGCCGTCCGCGTTGCCGTTGGTGTAGCCCATAGCCGCGTACGCGCCGGTAAAGGTGTCGTCCGCGAAACTGGCCTGTACGGACGCGAAATACGGCTCTCTGTCCGCTTTGATGTTCAAGCCGTCCACGAAATACCGGACGTTGCCGAATGGATTTTCGATGCCGCGATACGAAGCTGATACCTTTCCGTCCGTCCCCGCCGCCCTGCCGCTCTTGTTCCCGAGGCTGTTGGTCTGGCCGGTAGGCTGTGCCACATTGTAAACGATATTCCCGATAGCCACATTGACCGCCGCACCGGTAAACGATATGGCCTTGTTGCTGGCGTCAACCACATCGATGGTGGTGATTTTGCGGTCTTGCGCGACCTGTCGGCCCCCAAGAGACGTGCCGATGTCGATGTACTGGTCAACCGAAAACTTCGCGGCTGTGGCGTTGGCTACAACAACCCGCGTGACGCTGTTTTCGTTGGCGGTTGCCGTGTCGCTGGCGCTGTAGTTGAGCTCCGTGATGTCCTTGCCGATTTTGCCCTGACTGTCCGTGCTGGCATACTCCACAAGGTACAGCAGTTGGATTGCAGATACCGTCAGGAAGTCAATCTGTGACCAGATAGCGCCCCGCGCCACTGCCGCGGTCCGGAACTGCGCCCGGGTCTGCGACACCTTTGGAAGCGCACCGGAAACCGATTGCAGCTTGCTGTTGGCATCATAGCTTCCCGTGTACGCGGACACGTAGATGTAGTTCTTCTCCACGCCGCCGCGCACGAAGGCGGGATGCACGACATAGCCGGACAGCGCGACCGGGGAAACCCACCAGGTAAACATCGGGTCGCTATACTCGACCTTGTAGTAAAACTTCGGTATCTCGACCATCACCTGCCCATTGGTGCCGTCTACGGCGTATGCCGGGTCTCCGTAGTAGGCGTTGACCACACCTGCGTCAGACAGGTTGCACCGGCGCATGCCCGACCACGGCAGGATGTTGTCGAAGTTGTTGCTCCCCGGGGTGGTGCCGACCCATGCGTTGGCCACAAGGTTTGCCGCCGCCTTCCGCCGGGTCAGGGTCATAGTGCTCCCGCCGAGCCATGTCGCGCCAAACTCCATCTGGTCAGCCCGGAGCTCCGCCAGTGCGGCTTCGACGCTCGTTGCGTTGTACAGGTTCCCGGCGTCCGTTATCGGTATCTCATTCGCCCTAGGGCTGGTATAAATCCTCATCGTCCACACTCCTTACTTATAACTGGCAACAAGCCAGCAGTCCGCCGCGCCGATGGTTTTGGTAGCCAGGGTGGAGCTGTTCGACCAACAGATGCCGGTCGTGAGCCGCATGCCGCGGATGCCGAAGTCATAGCTGAAATTACACCCGGCCCCGACCTTGATCAAGGCAAAAGGAGCGGCCCCGTCGGCAGGGACCGCGGCAGTATTGAATATCTGGATATACTGATCGGAGGTCTTGTTGTTGAGCCCGGAAATGCCGTACAGTGTTCCAGCCGCGTTTTTGATAACACCCGAGGCCGCCAGTGCCGTAGTGGCATAGGCCGATTCCGCTTTAACCTGGATGTTGTTTGTTACCTCGTCTGTTGTTTGGTCAATTCCGACTTTCCCGATCACATTGGTACCGGTCGGAAGCGCGGCATTAATCTGTACTCCGTTGGTCGTTCCGGGCGTGGTTTGGTCAATACCTACCTTACCAACCACAGCGGACCCCGCCGCCAGAACTACAGAACCCAACTTAGTCAGGAGCCCCTTCAAAAGCCCAATAACGGATCCAGAGGATGCCGGGTTGGTAACTGCGGAATCTGCAACAGCTCCAATATCGCTATTCTGAGATGGCAACCTGCCTGTCTCCGTATCGTCAGACAGCAGGAATTTGGCTGCGCTTGCTACGTGCCGGTTATATTTCACACCCATGGTTTTATCAATCCTCTCTTAATGTTATGAACTACTCTAACTTCTTCCAGCTGCCATTGACTCCAATCCAGGCTTCAGGGCTTGTTTTCCATGCTCCGTTGACACCCGTTTTTGCAGATTCCAGCAACTTATATGCTCCGCCGACACCCATTCGAATATTTGGCGCTGTGACAACCGGACTGATAGCCACCCACCAATATCCATCTTGGGGGCCATCGTCTGGATATGTACCATATTCCGCTTCGACCTCCTCGATATAATCTCCCTGAGATGAATTTTCCGTGCAGCTCTCCCAGTCGTATGCTGTCAGGTATACTGTGGTTTCTGTGATTTCATCAATCCGGTATTTTGTTACCTGTGTTGTTGACACACGGTATCCAATATCTCCAACCTGGGTAAACAACGTGGCTGGAGCCGACTGATAAAAACCATAGCTGGAACTAAAGCCCCAGTCTGATACTGTCAACATAAAAAATCCGAGATCCGGCGGAGTTCCATTGACTGAGTCCGTTGTCGATATCCCAGATTCTGAATGGGTCAGAACACGATCTGAATAGGAGAGATTATGCTGATACTTCCCGTACCTCCACAGTGCCATAACGCTCCTCCTTATGGGGTATACTTAAACCACAAATCCCCGTCCCCAGGTGTTCCAGATGCATCCGAAGTCGACACGGTGATATGCGGAGAAAGCTTAGTTAGGACCAGTGCTCCATTCCCGCTATCCTTCGTGGAATCGTACTCCAGTAAGTACAGCAACTTGGCACGAAGGTTGTTCGCTCCGCTGATCTGCGTTCCGGATGAGCTCACGATCTTCTTTGCCCCCAGCGCATTGACATTGATAGTGCAGGCGGAAGTATTAGCATGCAATGGGATAAACAAAAACCGCATAGTATCCGCATAAGCATCAAAGTCAAGATCTGTCTCGTAGCTGTTAGCTACCGCGTTGGATTGAACGCCTGCTTTAATTCCGGCCAAATCCTCAAGACCATCCAGCCGGTCTTCATCCTCCTGGAGCTCCTGCTCAATACTGTCAAGCACCGTCTGAAGATCTTCGCCATTTACCCGTTCGAAGTTATCATTATCTACCTGAATCAGGGCAGCTTCATATCCTGTAGGCGCTGAATATCCAGCCTGAACCTGTGCCAGCCCACATAATGTATCATCGTCCCTCTCATCGGTGATGTCACCGCCCAGTATGGATGTAGCACCTGCAGAAACCAAAATTTGAGCAAGGCTGATCTGATAAAGCTCATCCGTTTGCGTCAGCGCAGGAGCCGAAGGAGAAGCCGCAGCAGTACCCTTCAGGATTTTGTGAGTGATCGCCCTGGCTGTAGCTGTGTCCAGTTCCAGAATTACACGGTCAATCCGCGGATTGGATGGATCGGCAGCTTCAACAGTCAGTTCTTCCGCAGCGCCATAAATCTCAAATGCATACCCATTGATTAGCGCATACCCGACCGCAATCTGCACATCCATACCTGACACTAAAGAAACTTCAAGCTCTGTGGTAAGCAGACCGCCACCGTCCACAACCACCCCAGTAGAAAACATCTTGGCAAACCGGTTAGCAAATATCTCCGCGCTATACTCCCGGTCATAAACCCCAGGCTCCGTTTCCTGTGCTGTAAAAAAATCACTTCTATAAGACAATGCCATCCCTCCTCAATCCGTGGAAACCGAATCTATCAATGTGCGCTGGAACTTAATATTCGATTGTATTGATGGAAACCGTTCCCCGAAAGTGATATCCAGACCGAATGGACTTCCTGCCTGGTACCTCTCACGAATTTCCGTAATCCGTTTGTCCACCGAGGATCCGTAAGCCTGGACAGTCACCAGATCCCCGATATCAAAGTCAATCTCATATACCAGGTTGGCATTAGGATTGATTCTTGCCTCAAATGTATAAATGCCAGCTTTTACTACTGACAATCCGCGATTTGTAAGTTCGTCCGAATCATCAGTATCCCTAGCATCCTGGAATGATTCAAACCGTTCCGCTCCTGCTGCAGTCCCCACCTCCACAATGGTTCGCAGGGCACCTTCTCCCTGTCCGGCAACATAAATCTGGTTCTGAGTGTCGGCCATGCTGTCTACAAGCTCCTGGACAAGGATGTTATCATAAGCGGTTGAAAAGATGGCTGGCGGGTTGTCTTCAATGTTTGTTGCGGTCAGGTCCTGCCCGGTATACGTGTCAAAATAAATTACACCGCTGTCAAGCTCAAAGAAAAAGCCACGCCCCGCAGCCGTTAGGATCCGAATTACTTCATCCAGCAGATTCTTGTATCGGCTCTGGTCTGTGATTGATGTTCCGGTTTGGTTTTCCCGATTTGCCAGATAAGAAACCGCTCTATCAGCGTCTGCCGGATTAATCAGATGATGGTCAATATATGCCTTTACCACAGCATCCGCGGATCCACTGACGGTATCATGGGAGCTCTCTGCTGGCGGAACTGTAATCCGCTTGGCCAAAGTCTTACCGAATCCATACGCAGTGATCCGAAGCAGGGATTTGTCCTGATCTGTGATTGTCCGATGTAGTATTTCAAACACTTTGTTATTTGCCAACCATAGGATGTTGTGCTTTACCAGCACATCTGCATTATTGGCGTCCCGCCGGATCAATAGCTCAACGGTTTCAATTCCTAAATACTTTC